CCCTGGACAAAATATAAAATCATTTCAAAAGCAATGTCTGAAACTAAGATCGAAGTTAAAGAAAAGACTGATAGCCTCACCAATGAGATATGGGCCAGATTTGGCAACATGTTTTCAAGAACTGAGATCCATGAACAGCTTCTTGGTTTCAAAAAAATAGACTCCAGTTCCATCAAGAGCATAAATGACTATAAGAGAATGTATAAGACAAGACATAATTTAGTTCACATGATCATCTGTTCTAAGCTCAACAAAAAATATGGTGAGAAATCAATAAAATATTATGTGAATCAAGGTTATAAATTCTCCAGCAACTTCTACAAAGAGGTTTGTGACTTGACCCCAGATTATCTTGACATTTATGATTCAAATAAGGTTGAAATATTTGAGGTTGTTGTATCATCATCCTTTGAAGCAAAAGAGGCAAAGCTGAGTAAATATTCTCTTCTCATCCACATGTTGAAAGATTCAGGATATTCTGTGTCTTATAAAACATTCTTCATATATAGTAAAGACCCATACATTAACAGAGATGAACTCATTCAATTTGGATTGGACGACTTACATCTGACTGTTTTGTACGACATATGTGACAGATTCAATGATTTGCTCTCCTTGGTCCATGAGACTTCAGAAGGATTTCAATTATTTCTTGAGTTCAACAACTACATAGAGTCAAAGATTGAACTGGATTATAGTAAATCTGACTATATGAGCTCTCATGAAACACTCCCGAGCAAGTGTTTCCATGAAAGTGATCCTATTTTTCCCCAAGTGTCACAAATTGAAATGACCACCTTCATTGATGAGGTTAGTAATCTAGTTATGGACATTCATGACCCAATGATGGTGTCAGATGACTTCTCAGAGAAGAAATTTCTGGATGAAATGTCATCCAAGGCAAACAAATTTAAGTACAGAAGTGTTTTACCCCTTCCTTTCTTGGATATGAAGGGAGATGACTCATCTCTAAGATCCACTGAGGATGATTTCCTTGATTGCTCCAACTTCTCTGCAAGAATGGTTGAATCATCAGATCCTGTTCTTTCTCATATAGGTCATGTCTTCAGAGATCATTTTTATGAAGTAGGAAAGAAAGAAAAGATTGATAATAATGATTTTTTAACAAAAATACACCTTGGACCAGAAGTTTCTAGAATTATTGCTCTTGAAGGCCCTGGACGCAAGTCATACATAGCAGCAAACTCAATAGAGCACATAGAGGAGCAGAAGAAGCACAATGGATTGGCACTGTTCCCAGAAATGGATGTTAGTGATATAACTAAAATTTTATTTTTGTTATCAACAAAAAATAATTTGCCAGAAACAGGATCAGTTTTGGGGAATGTTGAATCAATAAGGAATATTTCAGGTCCAGGAATAACATACTTAAAATTCTGCCAGAGCATCTATAGAGAAGTCAATATAAACGCAATGAGAGGTGATAGAAGGAGAAATTTCTTAATGAAGTCTACTGGATACAAAGGTGTTTTTATCTTATTGTTTCCTGGGCCTAAACTGAGATGTGGAGAGTTAGTGAACTTATGTTGGTTCAAGGTTCTGATTGATCCTGAAGTGGTATTTGATCATGAATTGAATGACAATCACTTCTTCAAGAGACTAAATTCCTCGAAAAATGTTCTTCATAGCGATTGGTTATCAGCAGATGTTCATAGATTAGAGCATTATGTGAGGTGTTTTGATAAAGTGTTGATGGCGTATTCAACATACATCTCCATGAAATCCAGGCCCAATCTAAAAGACTTCATTGATCGACAAAAGAACTACAAAGCCTCAAATGATCAAAAAGATCAGAATCTATCTGATGAGTTGATGGAGAGCCTTTTTGTCAAAACAATAGATAGTGTTAGCATAATAAATCAAATGAATAAGGATGACACTAACACACTGGGAATGATAATGGCCATTTACCTTGAGAATAGGAGATCAACATCCAAAATGATCCAGAGTTACAGGTATCTAGTTATGACATCAGTGTCTATATGGCCAAGATATAAAGATGTCTTTGATAAGATGTCTGAAGCAATAAGATCACCACTGCAACTGTATCTATTAAAGAAAGCTCTCAGTTATTACAATCAAATGAAAACATGGAAGCCCAAGGGTAATGTCTCCTTTGGTAAGGTTAGGGTTGACCCAAAAACCGGTAACATGTTTGACTCTTTTGGTGGTTCCATAATTCTTCTCCCAAGAATTTGTGTTGATCCACCTCAATTTGTGGAATTCCATGAAATCTTATGTGAAATGTACTTCACCATGTTATTCAATAAGAATCAGGATGATCCAACTCATTCTAGTTTTCAGATTCTGGACAAAATACTAGAGGGAGAACACAATTTTGAAAGAGTAAAAGAGTCTGGAAATCATCTTGGGTACAGGCTGGATATGGATGATATAGAATTTGCCAAGTTCATCATAAAGAACCCATCTTCCCACCAGTTCTCTAGAAAAGCTATTGAAATTGGATCTATATTACATAGACAACATCAAAAGGATCATCATAATTTTGAAATAAAGCAATCTGCTCTTAACATGAATTTAAATAAGACATTAGATGAGTATGCAACTTTCAAGTCCAGCTCAGTTTATGAGAGTTCCATTCACAAAGAACACATACTCAGGCAGAATCCAAGGAGAAAATGCATTCAAGGAGTCATGCATCTACTTGGAGAAGGGATGTTTAAATCCTTTCAGGTGGTTGAGAATTTTAAGCATGAGCCCACTCATTATCAAGTTTTCAAGAAGAATCAAATTGGGGGTGTTAGAGAAATATTAATATTACCAATAACTAATAGGATATGTATAAATGTTTTGGAAACACTATCCAGAAATATATGTGCTTTTGATAATAGAGAAATTCTGACACATGGGAAGAATAAAAATGAGTCTGTCAAGTCACTTTTATTAAACTCCAAAAGATTGTCTGGCAAAAGAGCACAAATTCATTTGACCATGGATAAGTCCAAATGGGGCCCTAGTTTTGTCCCTATACAATTTTTGTATTGTTTCACTCAGTTTCAAAAAGAATTGGGCCCACTATTTTTCTTTATCATAAATATTTTAATTAAGCACCAAAATAAGACATGTTTGCTCCCAGACAGGTTGGTAAAAGCTTGGTTCATAGATGATGGTAATGCCAAAATTCACAAAAACCCAAATTTGCAAGATGTGAAAAATAGGTTTCTACTAACCAGAAACTTATCTATTCCAAATGAATCAAATATGGGTCAAGGCATACTTCACTTCACATCATCACTGATGCACTTACACATGATATCTTTCAGAAATGAATTATATAGAGTGTGCTGTGTTAAATTGGGATTTGACTCCAATGATCATTTTGATGTACTTTCTTCAGATGATTCTTACACTTCATTTTGCCCTGAAGTTACTAGGAATAAGTCTTTTCCAATGATGAAATTAAAATTGTTCATGAAATGTCAAAGAGTATCAGAGCTTCTCTTTAATTGTAGAACCTCAACATCCAAGTCAAGTATAAATCCTCTCATAGGTGAATTCAACTCATTATTCATGAGTGGGATGAATTTAGTTCCAGCTACTATTAAATTTGCCTTATCATCAGTTCATATGCCAAACACTGATTCATTTCACAGAATGGTTAAGGAATGTTACTCATCAAGCCGACAGATAATTGAAAATGGCGGGTCGTTAGATCTTTATTTATTATCACATCTCCTGAATAAAAATTATTGTGAATCCATCTACCACACATACAAATCTGGTCACAATTCTTTAAATGATTTTGATATAAAGATCATGCCATATCATATGGGATTTTACCCCATATTTGACCCCTGCCTAATGATGATGTTTGGACCTGAGTTCTGGAACTACTACATATATTTAGCTAAGAGAGACAGCATGACAACAAATGAGAAAAGGTTATTCAACAACTCCCACAGAATGTTAGATGGCTCTCTCTTGGATTACATGGTTGAGCTAGAAGATTCTGAATCTAACATTGGGGGTTTACTTAGAATTGAAGCTAGTACTGGTCCTATACATCAATTAAATAAAATGAAGGATATGTGTGGGATGACATCAAGTGATATAAGTGAATATCTAATGAACAATCCTATGACTATGTTTAACAAGCCATCAACACTAGAAGAAGTTAAGTTCAAAGTGAGCCAAAAATTGTATGTCATTGGAGCTAGGGAGGCAGTAAAAATGATATCTCCTTCAATCTACTACGGGAGGGTCTCGGCAACAGTCAGCGCTGAAGCGTTTCACATTATGGGTGATTACACCAAAAGGACATATAAGGAATGTCTGACAGAGATGATAAATAGGGAATTCTCTATAAACTTGGATGAACAGATTAAATTTATATACCCAAGACATTCTGAGTATGAATTTTTCTTTAACAAGATTAATTCAAAGATTGAATCCTATTATAGGAACCCATTTGAAATTCAAACAGTCCAAAAACTATCCCTCCATAAGATAAGTCATAGATTACAAAATCCTCTGAACAAAATAATCTCAAGTGTTTGGACTTCTGAAATAACAGACAGTTATGAGCATCATATGATAATGAGAGATGTGAAGTTACTCAAGCTACACTTCCCATGGTTTAAGGACACAATGGAGGAAACACTAAATTCATTCTCAGGAAGTAGGGAGTTGAGACTCAAAGCAATGTTCACAATGTTCATGAAGATGAGCAACTTGAGAGACAAGAGTTTCAAAGGTGTAATATATGGCCCAGGATCTGATGATATATTAGGGACATATAAGAATATGACTGAGAGAAACATGACACCATCTTTAATCAACAGAATAGATCTCAGAACTGAATCCTATATAAGTACAAGATCCAAGATGTCTTATGATGAGATAAACTCTATCATAAATTATGAGATATGCAGACTCATTTCAAATGGAGGAGAATCACAGATAACCAAAATACCAGTGAGTGATTTGAATTATTACTTCACAGACCCACAAGTTTTCAAGAAAAACAAAAAAAGATTATTCATGATCTGTTGCTCCTCTGGCATCATTGGTGATGTTGAGGAGTGGACTGGAGAGCTGAACATAATTAGTCATTATTGGTCAACCAAACAAAAATACTACAATGGGAAATACACTGGCAATTATGAATTAATAGCGTTTTGTGGATCTTCTTCTTTGACTCTGAATTATGTTGATAAAACAGCAAAATATTCTCTAAGAAAACACAATGCTAATAATCCTAACATGTTATATTCACTTTTAAAAGAGCTATGTGACACACTTGAAACCAGCATGTCGGATCTACTTAAGAAACTTGAAAAAGGAGATTACACTCTGAAAGATGATAAGATTCTTAATATAGGTCAAGGCTTCTACATAGATGAACAGCAATATAAACCCATGGTGTATCAAAGTTCATTTAGGTTAAAGCTATCTGATGACAGAATGTTGTTGCTAGATGAAGTTGGCAAAGTCACTTTGTCAGTTGAAATAGGGTTCATTCCTAGTAGATTTGTGCCAATTGTGCCTGATATTGAAGTTTTCGGGATAAGCTTCATATCATTGTGTTCAATTGGGGCATTTTCAACCAATTTTGATGAGGATTATTTATTCAAGAAAGATGTTAACAATTTAATAAAGAATTTGCTAGTTGATAGACCCAAATTGAAGAAATCCACTGTGGACAGACTCAAAATAGACTGGGCAGAAACAATTGAATCAGATGAGGATGACTCAGAGATGAAGGTGGAGTTTGACTTCGATGAGATGTTAAACACCAACATAGATTCTGACTTTTTAGAAGGTGAATTTGAATCAGACATACTGGAATTTGTTATTGAATCTGATTTTCTCAATGATTTGGTCATTGTGCCTAAATTATATCAAGGGAGATCAATCTATGAAAGGATCAAGTATCTCAAATACAGACTAATTGCCAGCATGTTTGTTTCAAGTAGAAAAATAGGCAGAGAAACTATAGTTGAAGTTGTTAAGATGGTGAGGACTTCAAAATTTGCTAAATACATATATTATTCACTGTTGGTTTGTTATGAGACAACTCTGCACTTAAATAAGCGTGAATCGCCTGATAGCATAACCATAGACATAAATAAGACATTCATGAAGAAATACTTCCCAGAAAATTATGAATTTGATTTGAGTGACTTCAATGAATGAGATTCAACTTAATGAAAGAATATCAAAGTTGTGATGCAAT